TTACGGAGTCTTGGTCCCGGGGGACATCAGCGCCGTCAGCTGCTCCGTCTTCGCCTCGCTGCCGCGGCTTGAGCCGAATTCGAAGCCGTAGACATCCTTCACGATGGCGACGAGCGCGCCGGACAAAATCAACAGGATGTCGCGGGCCGGTCCCTCGGCGATGGTGTGGACGAGCAGGACCCAGATCAGGCTGATCAGGCCGCCGATGGCGGCATAGGCCAATATGTCGGCGCGGAGGTTGCGGCGGCCGGCCTGGGTGATGGCGGTGTCGCGGGTGCGGGCGCTGGCGCGGTCGGCGATATAGGCTTTTTCCAGGTCTTCGGTCTGGGCCGCCATGGCCTGCTGGAAAGCGAGTTGCTGGGCGGCGTCGGCGTGAATCGCGTCCACGGCGGCCTGGCCGGTCTTGCCGGTGATGGATTGGGCGGTATCGACGACTTTCTGCGCGACATCGCCGGCCTGATCGCCGCCCAGCCAGCGCACGATCGACGGAACATATTGCGAAAGGCCGAGCGCGATCGAGATCGGGTCCATGGGATCAGTCCTTTTCGAGGTTGAAGAATGCGTGCCGGCCGATGATGACCAGCGGCAGGCGGGGATGGCCCCAGGCATAGGGCCAGGGCAGCGACGCGACTTTGTAGGAGGTGGCGCCGAAGGTCGGGTCGTCGATGCGGCCCGCGACGGCATCGGCGGCGATGGCGAGCGCCTTACGGAACGCCTCGTCGCTGTCGTCGACCGAGAGCAATTTCTCGCGGTTGGGATCGCCCGGGTTCCAGCAGGAAAACTGGGCTTGCGCGCGACAGACAGAGATCACGTCCCGCCCCCACCAGTATCGGCCGCCATGTTCTCGACTGGTTTGAATGCGGTTCAGCACGACGGCTGCGACCGCGATCATGCCGGCCTCGCCCTCGCCGCGCGCCTCGCCCCACAGAGTGCGGGCCAGGACGTCGATCTGATCGGCGACGGGATTTTGCGGAGCGTCGGTCATGCGCGGTTACTCCGGCGTAGAAGACGCCAGACGCCGGTGACGCCCAGGATCGCGCCGCAAATGGCGGCGATGGCGCCGGCGACGATGTTCACGGTGGTCAGGAAATCGGCCCAAAACGGCGTCGTGACCAGCACGACGCCGGTCAGGGTTTGGGCAGCGGCGGCGCTTCCCGCGCCCCCGGTAATCGCAGGGTCAGGCATTTCATCCTCTTGGAGTTTGGACATAAAAAAGCCGCCCGAAGGCGGCGGTTGCGTCACATCGTGATCGTTGCGCCGGTTTGAACGCCGGGGCCGATGACAGTCACCTGCCAACGAGAAGCGGCGTTGAAGGCTCGTTAAAGCCTCGACGATCTGCTGGTATGGATCGCTGACGTTGCTGCCGGATATTTCGTAGGGCGTTCATAGACCCGCCGGCTTTTGCGGCGGGATCGGCAAGGGGAGCGTTGGATCGCCTGTCGCGGCGCGCAGGATAATGCGCAACGCCTCGCGATATGTTTTCCAATCGGCCGGGACGGGAATGCCTGCTTCGGCGCAACGCGTGACGATGATATCGCCGGCCTCGATCAACACGCGGGCTTGATTTTGATAGGCGCGCCAAGCCGGGCCGACCGGCACGGGCTGCGACGCCGGGCGCGGGATGACCTTGGGGTTATTCGGGTCCGAGAGATCGACGATGTTGGCGGTGCGGTCGGTGTTTCGCGGGGCGACGACCAGGGTGCGCCCTTGAGCCTTCAGGAATGCCGTGATCGCGGCGAGATTTGTGTCGCTGCTGGTGCCGTCGCCGACAATTTCGCCCGTCGAATCGCAATCGATATAGTCAGGCATAGCTACCTCTTGAACACGTTGGCGACGATGCTCTGCGATGTGCAGGCGACGAGGGCTTGCTTCAGAGGCGTGGTCGGGCCGGATGGCACGGTTAAGACGAACTCAAGCTGATAGACATGGTAACCTGCCGAGGTTGTCGCGGTCGTATCGGTGAACACCAAGGTGACCGAACCATCCGCGGCGGTGCTGCTGCCGGAGCGCAGCACGGTCCAGCCGGTATCGGCGCCGTCGCGCGTCACGATCATATAGGCGTCGCCGCCATAGAGACCCGCCGCCAGGAAACCCTGTATGGTGACGATGATCTGGAGCGAGCCGCCCGCGACGAGCGTCTCGCCCACAGCGGCCAAAGCGGCATATTGCGTCGTTCCGGCGGGAAAATGATTGACGCCGTCGCCGGGGGTGTTGTTGTCGATCGTTCTTGAATACGCCCCGTAGGTGCCGGTGTTGGTTTCCGTGGCCGCGTTGGCGGCTATGTTCGACGTTCCCACGACATTGACGCCGAGGTCGGACGCGCTGAGGATTTCGACGCCGGCCGAATTCCAGACGAACAGGCCGAACTGGCTGCCCCACTGGCCGGCAATCATCCGGGTGGCGCCGCTGCTGTCGATGACCTGGAAATACGGCCCGTATTGCAGGCCGCCGGAGGTTCCCGTCTGGCCGTCCATCACGACAGCGGACGCCCCGCCGCCGCCCGTCGCGGTGAAGTAATTGCCGGTGAAAAAGTTGCCGGTGATCTTGTCGCCGGTGATCGTCCCTGCGCTGATATTCGCCGCTGTAATCGTCAATGCGGCGATGTTGCTGCCGGTGATTGTGCCGCCGGCGATATTGGTACCGGTAATCCCACCGGCGGCGATCTGAGCCGCCGTCAGCGTGCCCGCCGCGATTTGGCCGGCGGTGATCGTTCCTGAGGCAATATTCGCCGCTGTTATTGTATTTGCGGCTATTTTGTCCGTCGTGATCGCGCCATCGGCGATCAGCGTGCCGGTGGTGACGCGCTCGAAGCGCGGGTTGCCCATTTCCCAGTAGCCGGAACCGGCGGTTGAAGAGGGCGCGGGTTCCGCGTTGCTAACAAAAAACAGGCAAAGCACATACGCGGCATTGGCCGGTGAGGTCGATATAAACTCAGCCGAACAGCCGCTCGCGGCCGTAACCGATACCCCGTAGGGATCGACGTAGGATGAAGGATCGAATGATTGGGCCGTTGCGGTTATGTACGTTTGCGTATTGTCGTAGTATCCGGTCCATAGGTAAAAATATTTATTGGCGGGGCCAAACGAGCGGATCAGCGCCCGTTGACGATATTGTGTATTCCCATCACAGCTGATGAGCACTGATTGTATTGTGTAGTTTAATTAGTACTTGTAGAAAACAGCGAACAGTTCCAAACGACCCCCTTGATCAGGCCCATCGCGGCTTCAGTCGCTGTGCCTGACTGATAACCGGGGGTTGTCGTTCCATTCGTGCCTATGGCCCAAACCGTCGGGTCGGCGAAGTTGGGGTCTAAGATCAGGCTCGTCGTATCGCCGATATAGAGCTTGCTGGCGGTCACCGCACCGGCGGCGATCTGACCGGCGTTCACCGCGCCGGCGGCGATCGAGGCAGTGGTGATCGAGTTCGCCGCCATGTTGGCGGCGGTGATCGTATTTGCGGCGATATTACTGGCTGTAATCGTGCTCGCGGCAAGTTGCGTCGTTGTAATCGTACCAGCGAGAATTTGCGCTGCCGTGATTGTATTCGCCGCAATTTTGCCCGCTGTTATGGCGTTGGCCGCGACTTTACCGGTCGTAATAGCGCCATCGGCGATTGTCGTGGCGATTGCCAGGCGAATTAAAGAGACATTCCCGAAGCACCAATAGCCTGACGTAGACGTTACAGTCCCGATATTTACAAAGATATTACACTGAGCGTAGACGGCTCCGGCTGGCGGCGTGAAAGTCACATTGACATTCTGCGCCCCCGTTATCAGGGACGATGCAGCAGAGAAAGATCCCAGAAGGGTCGTCTGATCCGCAGCGTAGCAATTAACGTATACCGAGGCAGGAACCGATGGGATCGCCCCGATGGCTTCAACAGTCGCAGCAAGATTATAGGATTGACTCGGCGTTACCGAAATAAACGGTGTGTAAGCGCCATAGAGACCCGTGGCGGCCCCGGCTAAAGCGGTGTTGACAATTACAATATTCGGGCTTCCGATGTCCGGCGCGCTGCCGCCTGACCCGTAATACACAATCGTACCGACGCCCGAACCAAATAAAGTCCAGTAAGACTGATCCTTAAATTGTGGGTCAATGATGAGGTTGGTGGTGTCCCCTATTGTAAGCTTGTTTGCCGTCACCGCCCCGGCGGCTAAATTTGCCGTTTCTACCGCTCCGGCAGCCAACAGGGGTGTCGTGACAGCCCCTGGCGTTATCTGCGTCGTCGTGATTTGGCCAGTCAGTTTGGCCGCGCTCAAGGCTGCGATCTGGGCGTCGGTCAAGGTGCCGGTGATCTTTGTCGCCGCCAGATTGGCGATCTGCGCGTCGGTCAAGGTGCCGGTGACGTTGACCGCCGGAACGGCGACCGTCCACGCACCGGAATGATAACGGTACAACTGGCCGTCGGTCGTCAGAACGGCGGTGTCGCCCTCCGTCGCCGCGCCGGGAAGGCTCGATACGATCTGAACCGGGGTTATGCCGGAGGCGAATTTCGTGATGTCGAGCGAGGCGGCCGGAATGTCGGCCGCGGTAATCGACGAAATCCACGCACTGCCGTTCCAGCGGTAGAGCGTCCCCGTGCTGCTTTCGTAAGCGACGTTGCTGGTCGCCGAACTGGCCGAACCGATGCTGGTGACGACCTGAACAAGGTTAAGACCGCTGATCAGATTGGCGGCGGTGATCGAATTGGCGGCGATCTGCGCTTCGACGATCTGGCCGGTGATGTCGGAGGATTCGACGCCGAGGGTATTGGCGCTCCCGGGTCCCAGCGCCGTGGCGCTGAAATTGCCGCTGGTATCGACCGTCTTGACCCAGACGTAATACAGCGTGTTCAGCGCCAGGTTCGGGATGGTGACGCTGAGCGTGCCCTGACCGCCGACGGCGGCGGTCGCGAGATTGTTGACCGTGTTATAATAGACGACATAGAAGGCGATGTCGGATTCACTGGTGACCGGCGTCCATGACACCGTCACCTGGCGATAGCCGCCCGCGACATTCAGGCCGGTCGGGGCCGGCGGCGGTGTCGTCTTGAACACCGTCAGGACATTCAAATCCTGCGCCCAGGCCGAGAAGAACGGCCCGGTATTGCTGGTGCTGCGCACCGCGCGGACCTGCGCGTCGAACGCCGTGAGCGGCGCGATCGGCGAGATCGTCAGCGACGTGGTATTCGCGGCGACGAATTGATCCAGCCAAGGGCCGGGGCCGGTATGGGTGCGCCACTGCACCTCGTAACGGTCGAACACCGGATCGGGGCTCGCCGTCCAGGCGATTTGCATGAACGGTTGCACCGTGCCGTCGGGCTGCTCCGCGATGCCGCTGCTGATCGTCACGCCGCTCGGCGGAGCGACAAAAGCCGCGATTCCTGTCGGATCGTAAACATAGGGCGAAACATCGGCCGCGGTTTCAGCCGCTTCGCCGTAGATATTGACCGAAAGGAATTTGAGATAGAGCGTCTTGCCGACATAGGAGACGGGGGCAATCGGCAGGTCGAAGGTGAAGACGTTGTCGTCGAGCAGGCAGAATTGTGAGCCGATCGCGTGGCCGGCGATCGGTGTCGAATAAACGCCCCGGCGCAGGCGGCCGGCCGTGCCGCCATACTTACCGAGGGCGTAAACATACGGCGCGGTCAAGTTCGCCTGTTCGAACGAAATCAACTCCGCGTCGCTGCCATCGGCGTTCTGCACGACCGCAAGGCAAGCGGAAATGAAGTTGTCGCTGTTGAGCTGGCTTACGCTGGAAAGCGCGCCGAAGCTCTGTGTCAGATCCACGGACAGGGTATTGAGGGTGTCGGGGTCCGCCCCTGTCGCCAAGGTCGCCGTCAGCACACCCTGCGTGGCCGCGCGATCGATGTTTCCAAGCGGCTGATAATCGACGTTGTCGAGCGAAATCAGAACCTGACAGCCGCCCCAATTCGGGTTGGCGCCGGAGACGCCGATCACGATTTGCGGCGTGGCTTCCGAATTCGCCGACAGATAGGCCGGGCCCGGTTCGAAGATGACCGGCGTGTTGATGGACCCCGGCGAAACCCGGTAATTCGCGATGTAACCCGTGCCTTGATTCAGGTTATATTCGGCCGTCGATCCCAGGCTGACCGGGTATTCCTCGGCGATGACGGTGAGCGTGCCGTCGTCGTTCTCGGTGGTTTCCAGAATGCGGATGGCCTGCGACGATAGGCCGAGTCCGGAATCCGTGAGCGTATCGAGGTCCATCGGATCGAACAGGCAGTACCGGCCGTCGAGCCCGAAGGTGTAGGTGTTGAGAATATATTCCTTTTGCAGCAGCAGCTGCGCCGATGTATTCGCCGCGTTCCCATCGCAGAACAGATGCGCCTGCTTGCTGGAATCGGCGCGCCGCCCATAGGCGTCCATCAAGGCCTGATCGGTGGCCTCGGCGATAGAGGGGGCGTATTGGTTCGTGCGGTCGAGATATTCGAGTTTGATATCGTTGATCTGATCGGAGGCGCGTTGTCGGGTTAACAGCACCGGATCGTCATCGGACGAGCCGCCGGCATAGCCCGACACGAAATCGTCGTCACCGAGATTGAAACCAGCCATCGAGGGCGGCGTATAGCTGTAGCCGTTGCCGCTGACGGCGACACTGCCGCGCGGAACCATCGTCAGGATACCGCAGGACCAGACCACCTCGGAATAGGTGTAGGTCGCGATATCGTCGATCAGCGACGATGTCTGGGTCTGGTCGGCATAGACCGGCGAAATCCACAGCCCGGACGCCAGGCAGAAGTTCTGATAGTTCGAGAGAGTGCCGGTCGAGACATAATTGATCTGGATCGCTGCGCCGGTGTCGGCCGCGTTAAAGCTGTAGACGCCGGTCGCGGCGTTGAACGCATATTGCGACGGACCCGGCGCACCGGAAACGCAGGTAAACGGAACACCCGAGCTGTCCTCGACGTCGAGGTTGTAATTGAACGCGGCGTGGTTGCCGACAGTGATCGTGTGGGGTGAGCCCGGGATCGCATAGTCTTCGCTGTTGTTGACGACGCTGCCGATCCGCGTCGCCGGGAAGCCCGCCCCATATTGCGGATTCGACAGCAGATCGACCATGACTTGGCTGGGATCGGCGTCGGCGCCGTTGGGCGCGGTGGCGTAAAGCCGCCCGTAAATCTCGAAATTGTAGCTCGGCACCGTCGCCGAGCTGGAGAGGTTCATCAGACCGAATGCGGCATAACAGATGCCGCTATAGGGCACGGCCTGATCGAGATGATTGGCGGTCAGATACGACCAGGGCGACTGGCCCAGCACGCCGGTGAAGAACGAAAAGCCGGCGGTTGAAGACGGCTGCGCGGTCTGATTGACCCAGGTCGTGCTGGTGTTGACGATCGGCCCTTCGCAAATCGCGCCCGCGACGGCGGCCGTATAGGTGTAAGACCCGCCGCCGCCCGACTTGCCGCTTTTGCCACCGTTCGACGACGATTTGATCGCCTTGAAATCGGTGTAATAGGTTAGGTTCATCGCCACGCGGGCAGCGCCGTACAGGATCGGAACCGGCAGCCCGTAGCTTGACGTCTGAACCTGAATCCCCGCCAGCGCGACCGGCTGCGTCGTCTTTGCGCCACCTCCAAGCATTCCGCTCATGGTTCACCTCGGCGCAAGGAAAATGGGTGTCCGATCGGCGGCGTCGGCCGTTAACGATCGAGCCCGAATGAAGGACGTAACAACGTCGCTGTTTCGCAAGACCGCAAACAGCAAAAAACCCCGCCGAAGCGGGGCTTTTGCTCGGCTATACGGTGCGGAGGCTTAGCGTTTCAACATTTGTTTTAGAAGATCGACGCTATGAGAACTTAATCTGCCAATGACCGGACCCACGCCATCGGGCCGTTTTGGGAAGTAATCCTCGGCGAACGGCAGGAGCAACGTGAGGTCCAGTTCAAATCGCGTAGCAAGAAAAAGCCCAGCAGCATTCATGTCCGTAAGATTGGCGACATAGAAGCTGCTGACATAGGGTTTGTGGAGTTTGGAAGTGCCATACGCAACTTCCAACGCACGATTTCCATCTTTTTGCCGAACGCTGCGGACTAACGCCGGTCGGTCTTTAAACCCACCCTCTCCAACGTTGGTAGGCCACCTACACCAAACCACATCATACGGCGAGACCGCGATCGACTGCGGGTAATAGGAAGGCGTCAGTTCCGGCACGGCTTACCAAGCCGGCCCGCTAACCGTTTCCCATTCTTCCAAATTAAGCGGTTCGACCGACTTCTTCAGCTTGGCGAGTTGCTCAATCGACACACTGTCTCCGTACTCCGCCTCGGGCGGCGGCTGGGTCGCGCCCTTGCGTGGCTGTTGTGCATTATTCTGTGTAGGCATTCTGGTCGCTCCAGTTATCGCGGCAAAAGCCGCCGGACCTCATCATCAATGCGAGATTGGTTATAGTCTAACGATTGATGATGTTAGTTGTTCACGCAATAAGAGGTTTTTCAACAATTTCCGTCATCGCGAAAAGCGGCGCCAAGCGCCAAGCTCGCAAACCGATTTCATAGATGTGGCCAATAGCATCGATGTTTGATGATCGACATTCGCATAGCACCAATGTTTCTTCACTGAAACCCGCCTCTTCGGGAACTCCGATAATTTCGCAAAACCGCGACATAAATATGGCACTCGGCTTGACGACCATTCCTAAGGAATCGGCGCTCATACTCTTCTCGCAACCCGATATCTGAATCGGCTATCATTCTTCGGGAAGATCACCCGGCCACTTTCTTACATCCATATGAGCCATAAAATATCGGGGCGGTTTTGGCCTGCTGACTAGCGGGCTATTATCCGTCGCAAAGCCCACCTTAGATGGACCACCGCTTCAACGTGAAGAATTTCACCGGCCTCGGCTGGCCGCGACCCGCAACGACTTCGCCGATCGTCGTCAGGCGGAAATTCCGAGATGCGTCGTCCTCCTGCACCGATTGGCCGCTGAAGGCGTGAACGATCACCGGCCAGTCAATGACCAGCGCCGCGTGGCTGAAACAGCGGCCGAACTTGAAGAGCGCGAAATCGGCCGGTCGCGGCGTTGCGATCTCGACGGCGTGATCGGCGATGCCGCCGAGATAAATTTCGTCATGTCCGTGCAGAAAGAACCGCACCGGATAGTCGGGCCGCAGATCGGGAAGCAGACCGGCGGCATGGTAGCTCGCAATCAGCAATTGCAAACAATCGACGCCAGCGCCCTTGACCCGGGCGCGGTCATGGAAGGGCGTGCCGATCCAACTGCGCGCCTCGGCGATGACGGCTTGGCGTTCATCAAGTTGCATCATCTTAAACAGCCCGCGACGGCGGATCGCGCGTGAGCCGAGGGAGCGGACGCGACCGCCCGGCATTTGAGGGAACAAGAAAACCTCATACCGCCGTCGTCGGCTGCGGGATAAAGGGAAAGCCGCGATAGCGGGCGGTGTTGGAGAATTTCGGGCAACCGTTCGTTCCGGCCCAGCTTTTGTCGCAGCCCTGATAGATCGTGAACGTGTCGCCGGTTGCGGGCGCTGTCGGGAATGGGGCCAAGACCGTGATGCTGGCCGAGGTTGAGGAATTATACACCGACACGCGGATCGAACGGGACAGGCCGTTCAGCACGCCGGAGGTAAAGACGATCTTGCCCAGATTGTAATCGTCCTCGACGTGACCGGTGGTGATGATGTTCAGGTTGATATTCGAAACGCCGGACGACGCAGCGACCGTGCCGGTTTGCGAATAGGCGGCGGTGTTCACGCCGCAGGCGGCATCGCCGAGATTATTGAGGCATCCCGGCTGATAAAGGTTGCGCGGCATTTGCAGGTTCAACAGCTCGAGGTGACTGTTGACGGTAAAGGTCGCGATCGTGCGGCTGGCGTCGATCTCCACCACCCGCCCGACGAACAGGCGGATCGCCCCGGCACGCGTGTCGCCATAGGTCGGCATGAACAGCCGCTCGAAGATCAGTTCCGAGCCATCGAACACGCCGCTATGCACCGCCGACAGGAATGGCGCGCCGAGGATTTGCGCCGCGCCGGGATGACGTCGAATTGTAGCGTATCGACCGCCGTGCCGACCTTTTGACGCACCTTGGCCTTAGCGTCCTGGCGGTCGAAATACGGCCCGGTCGAACCGCCGCAGGGATAGAGCACGCCATTATAGGTGACATCCTGGTCGCCGCCGCAGTAACGCAGCACGTTCGAGCCCAGATTGCCGCCGGAGAAGGTGAAGACATCGGCCTGAAACCACTCGCGCGATTCCAGAATTTTCCGCAGCGCGGGCGATGTCGGCTTCATCGCGGAGTCACGCTGATCACGGCGGGCTCGGCATCGATATTGCCCGCGAATTGGACGATGACGCCGTCGGCATACGGATCGCCATAGACCGGTTCGCCGGCGGCATCCTCGACATACAACAGCATCCGCGCTTGCGCTTTGTCGGCGGCGGCCACGCGGGCGCTCGCCAGACGATCCGTGGGGCGCGTCCAGATGACAGACCAGAGTTTCATAAGAGGGCCTACTATTTGATCTGGATAAACGAGACTTTTTTGTTTTCGAACAGCGATTGCATGAAGTTCGAAAAGGTCATCGTGTCGTCGGTGAAACGCACCGGGAAATAGTAAGAGAAGGTGGCGACGATGACCTGCCCCACGCCCGGCGCGCCGGCGACGAAGTTGATCGTGCCAGGCGGCGTCGCGCCATTTTCCCAAGCGCCGACGCCGTAATCCGTGCCGTTGACTTTGGCGACGCCGCCGACCGTCAGGCTCGTCACGCTTTGCGGGGCCAGGATCGGTTCCACAGCGCCGCCATAGGCGCGGATCAATTGAAACTGGATGGTCGATCCGTCGCCCACGCCGATGGTCTGAGCGGTCACGGAATTGTCGTGCGGGTCGAGATACAGGAACGAATCCAGCATTCCCGTGCGGTTGTTGAAAAACCCCTCGAGCTGCGCCTGCTCGGTATAAGTCGCACCTTCGAATGTGCCTTGGCGTAGGAAACTATAGGACGACGTCCAGGTCCGGCGCGGCGTCGATTGCCGAGCGATGCGAATTTCCTTACCGCTGTAATTGGTGACGACCGTGGTGGCGAAGGAAGGGGCGCGATCGACCGGCATTCGAGACCGGGAAGAGACGGGAAAATCGATGTGCTCATGGATCAGCCCGGTACGTTAAGAAGGCGCAGCTGGCCTGACAACGCCTTCACCAGCGCCCCGCCATTGTTCATGAACAGGCGCTGTACGCTTTGGGCATCGACCGCTTGCACATTGACGTTGATGTGAGTGTCGCCGCCGACGATCCCCCCAATCGAACCCGCGGCGCCGCCGTTTTGAAAGAAATCACGCATCGGCGCGGCAATCGCGGCGGGCAGGATCGATTCCTTGGCATGAGCCTGGACCAGCATGTCGGTCGGCAGGTTCCAGACACCGCCCGCAGCGGAGAGCCCGGGAATGAAACTGAGCACGGTCAGTTCGGCAGTCTCGCCCGCAGGCACCGCTGCGGGGCCGATTTCCGGCGCCATGAAGGCCGCCACGCCGGCGCCTGTCTCGGCTGCCGATACCGTAATCGATTCGATCGCCTTACCCAACATATCGAGGATGCCGGACGAGGCGGCCGCAGCGTCGGAGGCCGAGCGGATCGCATTACCGGCCTCGGTCGCTTCGGTCATCGTCAGTTCGGACGCGATCCAGTTGGTGGCGCGTTTGACCGCCATACCGACGAAATCGGAAATCACCGCCTGCCCCATCTTGGCGGTGGCCTGGCGCAAAGTTTCGTTGCCGCGAATGATGCCGTTTAGCGACGATTGGAATGCGTTTCCGATCGGCGACAGGATCGACATCCAAGACGCCTCGGATTCCTTGACCCGCTGCTGCTCAAGCGCGCGCATCTTGGCATCGTGCTTGACCTCTTCGGCATCGGCCTTGTTCTGCAATTGCTGGCGAACCTGCGCGCTGGCGCTCTGGGCCTGGTTCTCTTCGTTCAACTCGCTCCGGATAGCGGCGTAGCGCGCCTCCTCAATACGAATTTGCTGGCTGATCGCCTCGTCAGCAGACTCTTTATAGCTGTCCTTCAGGATCGCTATTTCCGCCGTTTGCTGCGCGAAGCGGTCATCGATTTCTTTCAAACTCCCTTTTTCGTCGGCAAGAGTTTTCAAGGATTGGCCGGCGCCGGCAGCGGCGGTCCCGATGCCGGCCAAGTTTTCCTGGATTTCCTGCGCCACCTGCGCGACCTGTTGCGATGAATCGGATAGTCCGCTTTGCAGCGCGCTGTTATCGACATCGAAACCGATCTGAATCTGATTGTCGGCCATGGCTCACCCATAAAAAAAGCGCCCGCGAGGGGCGCTTTGAAGACGCAACAGCAAGCAAATGAGTGCTGTCCCAATTCGGACGTGTGTCCGCGAAGTTGAACCTCGCGATGTGCTCAAAACTGCAGGTGACGCCAGCGATCGAATTAGGCGTGATGGATCGTTTCTAGAAGATTGGCGATTAATCCGGGTAGCGCTGAACTGCGTGATCGCGCCGGAGCCTCAAAAGCGATACGGTCAGTTTGCGGTAATTGACGCAGTTAAAATGTAGCAAACCAGCCTAAACCGGAGTAGATGTCGGAATCATCAGTATAGGGGACTGCAATGCCGCTATCGCTCATAAACTTGGATGCTCGCACTCGTCAATTTATGACTGACGAAATCATCAGAGACGTCAAGGACACGACAATCTATATCAGCCCCAGGCTAAGCGAGAGCGGTCGATCCGATTACGTCAAATTACTTTCCGAGGCTGCGGGCGCATATGATGACCAATGGTTGGCGCGAGAGCTAAATTCTCGCGGTCGGCTTAACACCCACGAATCTAGACGGACACCATCTGGTGGAATGACAACGGTAAAAGTCCCCGTCACTGCGGCCGAAACAATGGCGGAGGGAGAATTCAATCGCTTTTACGCGCGGGGGCTATGCTTACGCGCCATCACTGAAGGTATCGGCCAACTTCACATTTACCGGGCTAAAGCCGTGATGAATCCTCGTTCGGAATCCGTTGCTCTAGAGGGAACTGAAGTTAGTCCTAAAACGCTGCTAGACGACCTACGAACGCACCAGGGAATGGACACAGCCCTACGCCTCCCGCCAGGCCCCAATTCGGGACTAAGCGTGAGGTTGCCTTGATCAGCTTCACACGAACTCAACGCGACTTTCTACGTCCACGGTGTACTTGCGCTCGTAATCATCACATTCCATCAGGAAAAGGTTCATACCGCCAGTGAGGCCTATGCCATGGCATTGCGATAGCTCGTTCAGGGCTTCTAGGAAAAGTGCAGCGGCCTGATCAAGTTCAGCCGCCGAATCTTGTACTCGTTGTAGATTTGCACGCATGATAAAATTCCGTTTCGGATAATAATGCGAGGCTATTCTAATCTTGCTTATAGTATTTTTTCAATCGATTTTCCGAAACAGAAAACCACAGGCAAATGACTTAGTTTAAAATGGTCTTGATTCCGACCAGAAAACCGTCCTCGAAATAGAGAACGTTGTTGTCGGGATAGCTCCATTTCTCGCGTGTGCTGTTTTTTGTTTTGAGTGTTTCGATCTTATTGGGGTCACCCCAGGCCGTTCCCAAAACGCTTTTCTGCGACATCCCGACGACGACCCCAGGGAGTTGCCGCCGCCTTTCGAACTCCGGCCTATCGAGATGGCGGAGAAAGGTCGGATAGGCGCCGATAACTTTTGGGGCGATCGGCGGCGGATGGTCGATCAGCGCGGCGCGAAAACTCTGGATCGGAATCTCCACGAAACCTTGAGAACCGTTATCGAGAGCGACCTTAAACCAGGTCTGAAGCTCCGGGGACTCGTAGAACCCGAGGACTGTTATTTTCCCCGGCACGACTACGGAAGTCGACGCGTAATTAGGCTGCGAATACAACAAAAGCGTACTGCCGTTGTTGGTGTAGTATGTGTGACCGATATAAGGTGCGGCGACAGCGCTGTCTTGCGCTTGAAACTTGTCCTGGATCGTCGTGCATGCGACGAGCGCCGCGCCGCAAATTCCGAAAACAAAACCCTTCCATATCCATTCAGCGTTTCGCAAACACCCCTCCATCGCCGGTTTCGGAAAGAAGTTCTCCGAGCCCGGTTGTTCCGGTTTCGTGCCGGTTATAGCCGATCATTCGGCGCAGGAGTAGATGGGATGGCGGAAATTTAAGCCAGTAGGCGGCGAGTTCCTGATATTGACCGAGCGTCATGCCGTCGATCTCGGCCCATGTATAGCCGCAGGCCGTGGCGATCAGAGCGTAGATATCGCCCCAGCCGGGGAATTCGCCGCCGGGGCTTCCCCCGGCGATGCCGCCCGGCGCTCGAGACCCGACAGAACCGCGACCGTGGAGACGGCGGCTTGCAGCTCCACGATACTCGGCGATAAATCGTCGAACCGGGCGCGGGTGAAATCGGGATCGGCCGCGGTCATCGCGGCGGCGATGATGTCGCCCTGCGCGTCGACCTTGGCCTCGCTGTCGATGCCGAGCTGGAGGAACAGCGGCAATATCCGCTTCAGATCGCGGAATTTCAGCGGCGCGACCGGATAGGCCTGCCCGCCCAGGGTAACGGTTTCGCCGGCCATGTTATTCGCTCAACCAAACATTGCCGATATTGCCGGCGGCGTCGGCCGCGGCCTGGAAATCGAATTCGGGAATCATGAAATCCTCGTTCTTGAAAGCGAGCGAGAGCTTCGGCGCGATCACCGAGTTCAACTGCAGGTTCAGGAGCTTGCCCTGGTACTGTTCGTTCAGCACCAGCTTGAAGGTCGGCTGCGCGCCCATCAGCAGATTGGTCAGCGCCAGGCTGGTCCCGGCCGTCGTGGTATAGCTGTAGGTGATCAGCACATTGGCGTTGGCGTCGCCCGACCCGAAGGTATAGACGCCACCGCTGACCGAATATTGGCCGGTCGCGGGCGCGCTGGGCACCGGGGTCAGCATCGCGCCAGTCGCGGCATAGGCAACGCCGAGATCGGCGACGAAGGTGGCGTGGTTGGCGACCGTCACTGTATAGGCCGAACTTGCCGGCACGGTTCCGGCCTCCCCCAACTGCGTCAGGGTGTTGCCGCTGCCCAAGGTCTGGCCGAAGAAGATGTTGTTGAAATTGGCGGCGGTGATGCGCGCCGCCTTGGCCTTGCCGGTGATCTTGAGCGCGCCGCGCGCTAGCGCCGCCGGGGCCTGGAACTGCCCCATCAGCTCCTTGACGGTAAAGCTGATATCGAGCTGCACCTCCTGCAAAGTGCCGAACTGCGCGGGGGCGGGATTGGCGATATCGGTGCGCAGCGCGATAAGCGCGCCGACGCCGAAGGCATATTGAGTCATGGATCAGATCTCCTGTTCAAAAAACTGGGCGATTTCGGTTTCGAGATGGCCCAGCACAGCGCGCAGATGGTTGTAGGCCTCGACCGAACGGGCGACCGGCGAGCCGGGGATATGCGCGTTGAACCAGCGGTCGATCGCCGCGCGCGCCGGGATGGTCGCGGGCGGGGGTGCGCCTTCGGCGGCCGGTTCGACCGGCGCCGTATCGGAAATATCGGACATGGGAGTCTCCTAAGGGGTCAGGATTTCGATCGGGACGATGGCGAAGGCGTATTCGCCGAGCAGGCCTTCGTCGGTATCGATACGGCCGTTGATGGTGACGCGCCGAGCCAGACCGCCCAGTGTCTGCACCACCGCCGCATCGTTGGCGCCGAAGGCCTGTTCGACGGCGTCGAGCAGCGGGTTGAGCAGGGATGAGGTCGGGAAGCTTTTGTCGCCGGAATGGGCGTAGAGCACGAGGTCAAGATGCATGATCCGCTTCAGCGGCTGCATTCCGGTCCATTCAACGGTCTCGCCGCGATAGATCATGAACAATGCCGGGCAGTTTCCCGGCCCGACATCCTGCGGCGATTTCAGCCGCCGGCTGGCGAGGCGGATGCCGGGGACGGCGTCGTCGCCGACCGTCAACAGATCGAACAAAGCAGCCTGGATGACTTCACGACTCATGGCTTGGAGACCTCAGCCAGAGCATCGGCGAGAATGCCCGGAATGGCGGGCGCGATTTCCGCAAGCGCGGCGCGCAGAAAGGAGTGCGCCGGATAATCGACGCGGCGGGTATGCGCCCGCACCGGAACATCGACCGGCTTGACCGGCCGACCGAAAGCCATGGTCTGCCGCCGGACGAACGGGGCGATATTTTCAATGCCGCTGAAGCCGTATTCCTGGAAAGCAGCATAGGGCGTGTCGGCTGTTACGGTTGCGGCGACGCTGTTTCCCATCGCTCTGACTTGCGCGGCCAGCGAGGCGCGAAGCGTGCCGGTCCGGGCTTTCAGGACCCCGCCGGACAGATTGCGCGATGCGGCGGCGAGGATTTGCGCGGCGATGAGATTACTCGCCCGTGAGATTGCCGCCTCGGCGGCGGCCGGATAGGCGTTCAGCCAATCCTCGACCGGCTGGGTATTCAAGGTCGCGCCGATCATGCCAGATTCGCCCGAGAGTAGTTCCGGATGACGCTGGCGATGAACGGGCTGACGTCCTTTTGCGCATAGGCGGTGGTGGCGATGCCGCCCATGCTTTCGGAAGTTTTACCGAGCCTATCCTTACCGCGATAGCGCAAACCCACCAGTTCCATCACCGCCTCGACGACATCGGGGGGCGGCGCGGCGTAACCGGCGGTGTAGGTCACCGCGATATTGGCGAGGCCGCGCGTGAAACCATAACCGAACAGCGAGATGACATTGGCGTTCAGCACCCATCCCAGGCTGCGCTCCGCAATCAGAGGCGGGATGGCGAGGCCATCGACCGTCAGGGCGGTGACCGCAGTGACCGGCGTATACCGTAAATGCAAACGCCGATTGCCCTTGCCGTCATAGAGCTCGCTATAAGTTGTCTGCACGATCGGTTGGGCGCAGGCGGTGATGAAGAACGCGCTGGCCGCCGAAATCAGCCGCGACAGCACGCCGTCGTCATTGGACTGCAGATCGCCGCCCAGATAGGCTTTGACATCCGCCAAGGTGACCAGATCGCCCTGAGCCATGGCGCGCCTCCGTCATCGAGAAAGGGAGGACCGGCCCCTGAAGGAGCCGGTCCGGGTCGGCGCTTCGCCGTTAGCGATCAGCCGTTGGCGATATTGGCGATAACGCCCATCGCGAACGGCGCGTAGATCGCCAGGACTTCCTCGGCATAGACGCCGAATTCGTAGGCGCGAGTCTTCAGCGGCCAATCCATCCGGTAATAGTCGCGGCGGGTTTTGACCTCGGCGACGTTCGGGACATTGCTGGACTGGTACTGCGCCGGCAGGTTCTCCGACCAGCCGACGATGGTGCCCGGCGGCACGAAGGGGTGGATCTTGACCGGGATCTTGTAGCCGCCGTCGAGCGCGAAGGGGTTGTAGTAATACTCGACGACGCCGTTCGCGATAATGGCGAAAGGATCCTGGCCGTCGCTGGTGTAGCGCAGCAGCGGACCGGAGGCGCTGGAGAGCACCTTGTTGGTGATCGAGCGCTGTTCCTGGCTGTTGACGTAGAGGACGGTCGGGCTGACCTCGTACTGATCCCACATCTTCTGCAGCATCAGGTCGATCTCGTTGACCGAACCGCGGCCCGACGCGGTCAGCGGCGTGCCGGTTCCGGCGGTGCCGGTGGCGAGATAGTTCACATAAGCGCCGGACCCGGCCTTGAGCGCCGCCGTCAGCAGACCGTCATAGGCCAGACCCGGATTGGCTGAGTTGTCGGCGGTGATCGCGGTCGCGGCCTGGCTGCCGGTGGCGAGCGGCGCGGAGAAGGCGACGCTGTTGATCGTGGTGATCGCCTGCAGCTTTTCCGCGCCCGCGATACCGACATACCAGGCATAGCCGACCGCGCCGACCGCGGCCGTGACGGAAGCGAACAAGGTCTGGCCGAGGGTCACCGCTTGAGTCGCATTGGCCGAGGGAGCTACCCCGCCGGTGAGGCTGGAATTACGATAACCTTCATAGGTCAGCGCCACGACGATCACCGAATAGGTCGCGGCCGGCAAAGTCGCGCCGGTGCCGCTGGCCGAGAGCGAAGGCGTGGCCGGCGTGCCGAGCTGAAGCGAGCCGTTGCCGCCGAGGAAGGCGTTTTCTTCCTTCAGCATCATCTTCTGCAGCAGCCGCATGGTGGCGGTGGCCTGGATATCCTCAAAGCCCTGGGCGGCGGAGACCGCCTCGAAGGTCACCGAATCCTCCTCGCCGATCGTGGCGAAGGAGGCTGAGCGGGTCGAGGTGTTGTAGCTCATCCTGCCGGAGCGCTGGCCTTCCGGCACCCAGCCCATCGCATCCCAGCCGGAGCCGATGATGGCGTTGACCTGCCGCCAGTTGGTGGCCGTGCCGGTGCCGCCGCCGACGCGCGGGAGCACGTTGCGGATGGGCGTGGCGGCGGGGTAGAGGTTCTTGGCCGAAGGCTGCAGGTCATAGGCGACCAGACCGGTCGAGGTGGTGATTGCCTTGGACAGCACTTCGGGGGTGGCGTGAGACAAGGCATCCTTGACCTGCGCCAAGGTATCGGCGGTTACATTTCCATTCATCGTTGAGAGGCTCCATCATCGGGACGGGACGCCGTCGCGGCGTTCCCACCACCTTGCCCAAGGGCGAGTTGCAAATTTCCGGTCGGCGGGCTTCACTGGCCGGAATGGGTTGATTGCGTCTATTCTTGGCTTGTCATCCCGTCGAAAGACGGGATCCATGTTTCCAGGGTCTCGGCGGCCGAGAGATGGATCCCGTCTTTCGACGGGATGACGGAATAATTTAGAGAGAATTGGACTGTTAGCGATGCCGATCGACACCGGATTACTGGTTTCCGAATTCGAGATGAACAACGCGGCGATGGCGGTCGAGACATCGGCGGTCATGGCGCGGTTCATCGGGGAGAAGGCGCTGCATGCGCGGTTTCTGAATACGCTGTCGATGCTGGAACATCTGGGCAGCCATAAGATCATGGCGACCCAGCGCGGCAAGACCATCGACCAGCCGACCCTGAAACATCTGGCCGACGAAACCCGCCACGCCTTCTTCTTCAAGCGCCACGCCGACCGCGAGGCCGGCCGCACGATGGATTACGAGCACGACGACATGGTCGCCGCGTCGTCGGCGCGCCGATACTTCCACCGGCTGGAAGCCGAAATCGCGCGCGTGTTCGATGCCGACGCCCATCCGCGCGCGGTGTACCTCACCATGTCTATGATCGTCGAGTTCCGAGCAGTGTGGGGCTATCGCCTATACCAGGCGGCGCTGGAAAGCGCCGGTCACACCGTGTCGCTGAAAAGCCTATTGGCCGAGGAACGCGGACATCTGACCAATATGGCGGAGCGGCTGCACGGACTTTCCGAGCTCGATCATGCCCGCGTTCGGGAACTCTGCGCGATCGAGCAGCGGCTGTACCGAAAGCTGCTATCGGCCTTCGCCGGCAGCGTGGCGACCTTGCCGTTGAGCATCGATAATGCGGTGACGACGGTGGCGGGGATGGTGGCGGGTTAGACGCACGCTTAACGAAATTAAGCGTGCTTATTTTACCCCAGGAGCCTTGTGAGACGAACTTTCAAATGCCGGATCGGTTAGAACCTTACGAGCGGCGTTCTCAATTCTATCTCCAATAGCCCACCAAAAAAGAGCAATTACGGCTGATAAAATTACACCGGCCACAATACTACCGGTTTTCACCCTGTCGATGGTGAGGACGGCAGTATCGAGTTTGCTTCCGAACTTCTCCTGAACCGATATGAGATGATCGATCTTCGTATTTAGCTTGCCGATCTCAACCAAGACGAAGCGTATATCGGAAGTAGGATATAAATCTTGCGGCGGCGGGACGCTCGCTACTTCGGTTGGCGGCCCGGCAGCTACTGATGGAGGGTTCTGGTTAGCCAACCGCACGACTTTCTAATTTTACCTTTAGCCAATCCCATACTGTTTGCGGAGCGCGTCCAAAATATGATGACGTCGCGAAAATAATTGCATTCCCAAGAGTCGGCAGACCTGGGTTTTTGGGATCATAAACTCCCAATTTCGCACTTAACTCTACGGCGGTCAGCGAACTTGAAACCAGCCACTGAGTTCCGCTGACCATATAATGGTCGTTAGGAAATGCGGTCTGAATCTGCTCGGCAATTTTCGGGGTGTCCGCTGGTAAGAGCACTGCAAAAATCGTCATGCGCTAAATTTCCCGACGCGTCGTAGAGACACACTATAACGCTTCCATCGTTAGAATGTGCCTGATCGGCTTATATGATACGTAAAAGAGCCTTTGCATATAGATTTCGGGACAGATTATCAGAATCATTTCAAATCTGCTCGCCCCGATTCAACGACTCCAGCCTGTCCAATGTCCTACCCATTCGCCACCTTCTCGATCTGCGCCAGGGTCATCGGGCGGCGCAGGGCGCGTTTGGCGAGTTCGACCGGGTCGCGGGAGATTTCTTCGCCGGGGTGGAGGCCGCCGAGGCGGTCGGTGGATTTTTCGATGGGGATGGCGCGCAGCGCGGCGCGGCGGTCGGCGGGCATGCGGGATAGGGCTTTGCGAAGGGCGTCGCGTTCGGCGATGAGGCCGGCGATCTTGTCGGTCATCGCGTCGCCGCCGGCGCCGGTATCGTTATCGTCGTCATCATCATCATCATCGGGGGCGCAGCCGTCGCAGGTTGCGCCCAGCGCGACCGCCTGGTCGTGGATGTCTTGGATCATCCGCAGATCGGCGGCGGAGTTGCGCGCGCCCGCTTTACGGAGACCATCCATGTCGTCGGCCTTATACATGGTGAACACCGCCTCGGGATTGGCGGGGCGATCGACGAGGCTGATTTCGGAGAGTTTGACGCCGGTGATGACGTGTTTTTGGACATGGTCGCGCGACACCACGCGGCCGCCGATCGAGAAGCCTTTATAGACGCCCTGCACCACCTTTTCCCAGGCGGTGGGATCGACGATCTTGGCGGCCAGATGCAGTCCCGTCTCGTCCAGCCCGGCCTCGGTCGCGACGCCGACCGCCGAAGGCTGATGCATCTCGCGGATATTGCCGAAGCGCATATATTCGGGCAGCGCGGCCTCGAGCGCCTCGCGCTTGACGATCTCGCCCTGGCTGTCGAGCGCCTCGGTCGAGGCATAGCCGAACACCATCTGCTCGGCCTCGTCGATCTTGGTAATTTTGGCGTAGAATTTCATGGGTTGGTCTCCGTTGTTTTAGGCCGTCATCCTCGCGAAAGCGGGGATCCATCCCCCCCGTCGCCGAGATGCCCGTAGATGGATTCCCGTTTTCACGGGAATGACGATCAAAAGAGCAGAATGACGATTAAGAGGATGCAGAAGAGGGCGGCTGTTGGGTTGAGCCGCTCAACACACTCGCCAAGGTGACGGCGCCGGCGGCGGTGTAGATGAGCGGGGTGTCGCCGCCGGCGATGGGGTCTTCGCCGGATTCGGCGCGGGCTTCGTTGATGGTTTTCAGGCCGGATTTGAGTTTGATATCGGTGATCTGGGCCTGTTTCATCGGGTCGGCGGATTTTTCGTCGATCCATTCGAATTCCAGGTCGCTGTAACCAAAGTCGTCCTCGATCACCTGATCGACCAGGCATTTGATCCACAGCATGATCGGGCCGAGGCCCTCGCCCAGCGCCATTTCCTGGGCGTTGTCGGCGGTGGCGCGGTTCATCTGGCGGGTGAAGGGCGCGGGCGATGTCGAGAAGGCGTAGCACACCACCCGCGCCAGCCATTCGTCGAAATCATCCTTCAGCGGCGGCTCGCGCATCGCCTGGTAGCGGAAATCGGCCGGGACGAAGCGGGCGTGACGGCGCTCGGCCGTATTGCCGGCCATGATGGTGTCCCAATATTCCTGAAACTGCACGATCTGATCCATCGTCCAGCCCTGGGGCACGGAGAGGATCGCCTCGGGCATGTTGCCTTCGGTGAAATATTGCAGCTGCGCCAGCTGTCGGCGCAACGCGATGTTGACGGTGGTGATGATCTGTTCGACCGGCGAAAAGCCGTAGACCTTCGCGGTGCGGGGGTTGCGCGGCAAATAGAGCAGCTCGTCGCGCGCGAAATCGGCCTTGGGGATGCCGTGCAGCACCTGTTGATAGGCGGGATCGGGCGGCACGGGACTGCGCCCGTTATCGTCGATCAGCACCTTGATCGTCGCGCCGTCCACCGGCTCGAGCGCCAGCAACGCGCCGCCGACGCTGCGCGCCTTGTAGAGCGTGGCGGCGTCGATGACGAACAAGTCTTCCAGCAGCATGCGCAGCCAGCTGCCCCAGCGATGCAGGCCGTCGGGCTTGCGGAAGAAACCCTCCAACTCGGCGACGCGGGGATCGGTCGCGGCAGGCAGGCGCTTAGCCGAAGTTTGGCCGGGTTTGGGCCGGATGTTCCAGCGCAGGCGTTCGACCTGATCCTTGCGGGTTTCGATCACCAGGCGCAGCACATCGTAGCTGTCGGCCAGCGCCCGCATCTGCACGAAGGACACGCCTTCTTCGCCGCGCGGCTGATACTGGATGTTGAGGCCGGACATGTAATCGAACCGGCGGGGTTCGATGAAGGCCGGCGCGGCGGGCTCGATCGGCTGGAGCGGGCCGAACCAGTTGTCGGGCGAGACGCCGCGGATTGCATAGCGCAGGCCGGCGGTCAACCTGCCAATAAAGCCGGGCTGGGCGGCGACCGTCAGCGGCGTCAGCTTACCTTCAGGCGGCATCGGGCAACCCCACGGCGTTGAAGAAGGAATGGATCGCGATGCGGCGGCCGTTGACCGTGCCGCAACTGAAGCCGAGCGCGTACCGCCCGGCCGGAGGCTGCCCGATCGCCTGAGCCGCCACCGTGCCGATCAGCCCGGGCGCGCCGTCGAGCGCCGTGGCGTAATTCGAAACCGGCGTATCGACGGGAAAGAACAGAACTTCCAGGCTGCCGGGATCGAGGCTGTCGCCGGCATCGAGCGCCCAGCCGAGATCGATGCCGAAGACATCCTCGGCCGCGACCGACAGCGCGGGAAAATCGCGCCCGGCATAGCCGGAGATCGTGGCGGGACGCAATGTGCGGCGAAGATTGAGGGTCAATGTGCTCACAGCGCCACCCGCCAAACCGTCAAGCAGAAAAGACACGGGTCCGCCCTGGCCCAACCCCAATGCGATCGGCCAACCGGACATCGGCGTCTCCTGAGTTTCGAGAGAGGATATTCTGCGTGATCCGTGGACGATTCATCCGCAGATAGCGCAGATCGACACAGATAAGAGGGGTTTCCCGCGGCTTGGCGATTTACCGGTCGGTCGCATCACGATGTCGGAGACAGACTGCAATTTGTCTCCAACGCGCCCATCAAGCCGCGCGTTTGCGCGAGGTGGGGGCGACGGCGTTGTCGAGGGTGAAACTCATGGCGGCGGTCGTCGCATCCAGCTTGCGCGCCGTCAGGGTCGTTCCCGATTGGTCGACATTGGTCAACACCGACAGCATGCCGTAGAGCAACTGCGCCAGGGTGCCCGGCTGTCCGTTGGCGGCATAGCTTTCGGTCAGGGTGTTGACCAAAATGCCGAGCGCGGCGCCCGCCGTTCCCGCCGCGGCGTGGCCGGACAGGCCGGCATCCAGCACGTCGCCGGCGACCGCGGTAATGTCGGGAGGCTGCAGCTGCAGCCCCAACGTCGCGGTTCCGTCGATATAGCGATCGCCGGCCGCGCTTAGACCCGCCCCGGCATCGACCTGCCAGATCGCCTCGCCGGCGGCGGCGGGATCGTAGGTGAATTTATACGCGCCCTGCCCGACTTCGGAGATCGCCGGCGGCGCGACATCGGAATTGTCGGAAAGCTTCTTGAAAAACACGAAGCCCGGCGTCAACCCGGCCACCCGCGCCCCGCCGGCCGTGCTGTCGCGCACCACAAAACTAAACGGAATAGCGGTCATGATCGCGCCCTTTTGAGTTGATGGGATGGGGTCGTGGGGGTGGTGGTGGTGCCGAGCGCAGTCTGGATTTTTGCCGCATACTGGGCTCCCAAAACGCCGCTTCCGAACTGATTAAAATGGACGCCATCAGCTGTGTAATCCGTTGCTCCCGAGAACTGATCGAACTGCGCCGGAACAGGTGAAGCGGACGAAATATCAATGTAATAGACCTTCGTATCCGAAGGATTGGCGGTCCGGTAAGCCGCAACCGCCGCAGCATAATTAGAGGCATAGAAACCTGCAGGATCGTAAAACCAGAAGATTCTCGTATTCCCGCCGTACAGGGTCCGAAGATTTCCAAGCAAAGCTTGCACGTCTGTTTGGATTGTCGCGCCGCCTACGCTGTTCGAATTGTCATTGAACCCTTGCAACACAGTGACATAATCGACGCCTGTTGCGGAACGCGCTCGGCCGGCGCTGTAGAGACTATACGATGTAAGCATTGCAGGGACGTTGCCCGCGCCGGCAACGGTGACGCCTTGACTGCCGTACCCAACATTCGCCCATTCTGCATCAAGGGCGCGGGCCATAAGTGCGCCGTATCCGTTAACCGGGTAATCCTGCGAGCTACCATCAAGATTATAGCATTCGGTGCGGCTATCGCCGTAGATCACCATGCGTTTTGACCGCAAAGTAGATGCAGAAATTATCGCGGCGGAATCGATCACAATGCCTTTAATGCGAAGAACATTCGTGGGGCTGACGCCGATAGAGCCCCAGCGATCCCCCTGATTTAAGCTCGTGCTGCGAAGATAGACCTCGACAGTATGCGCACCAGTCGAAAGGCTGCTTGAAATGGCGAAATTCGTAAGGGAGGGTTGGAGCTGGGAGTCAACGCGATCGCCGCCATCGATAATGTAGCTGACGATTGGCATGTTTCCGGAGGGAAAACTGCTCGTCGTTGAATTGTCGATATCGAGTGAAAGATTGACCGTCCCCGACACGTTAAACTTGAAGTACGCGCCCGCAGCCGTCGCCTGCATCGTATCAAGTGATACCCCAAACGTGCCCGACGTTAGGTGATCCCAATTTCCCTCCGACCAGAAGATCGAGGAATTCGTAACCGGAACTACCTGCGGCCCGCTAGACACCGCACATGAAGCGCTGTGATTAGCGCTGAAAGCGCCGCTACCTGTGGCCGTCAGTGTCTTGGTCGTCCCGCCAGCGCCACCGGAAGGTGTATATGTAAAGGTCTGTGGAGTGGCGGCGTTGCCCGAGGTAAACGTCAAAGATGACGGCGTAAACGTGCCGCCACCGCTCGAATCGCTAAGAACAATCGTCTCGTTTGCAGCTAGTGGTCCGTTAAGGGTCACCGTGTAATTGCTAGTCGCAATCGCCGGGTTCGTCGAAAGTGATGATGGCGTCAGCGAAAAATCGGAGGCTGTCGCCGATACGACGCATGACGCCGAATGATTGGCGCTAAACGCGCCGCCTCCTGTCGCGGTGAGGGTCTTTGTAGTGCCGGCCGCACCGCTCGCGGGAGTATATGAAAACGTCTGCGGCGTCCCGGCATTCGCGGGCGTGAATGTTAGCGAGCTCGGGGTGAAGATGCCGCCGCCGCTTGCGTCCGTGAGGGCGATTGTCTCATTTGAGGCGAGCGCGCCATTAAGCGTAACAATATAACTGCCGGTCGCTACCAGCGAAGACGTGCTGAGAGATGACGGCATGAGAGTAAAATCGGTCGCCGCTACGGAGGCGACGCAGTCGACCGTGTGAGACGCTGTAAAACCGCCGGTCGCCGAAGCGGTTAAGGTTTTCGTTCCGCTGGACGCGGCTGTGTAAGTGAACGTCCGCGCTGCGGCCGTTGCGAGGGTCAGCGACGACGGCGTAAATGTACCGCCCTGGCCGCTATCAGATAGTGTGACGGTCGTTGACGACGCTGGAAGACCGTTAGGCGTCAGGGTGTAATTCCCTGTCGCAACCCCCACCAATGTCATCTGACTGCTCGGCGTCAGAGTGAAATCTGTTGCAGCCGTTAAGGCGCAGTAGGCAGTGTGAGTTGTTGAAAATGCGCCGGATGCCGTAGCGGTCAGCATAACCGGCGTCGTGCCACCAGTCGGCGTATAGGTGAACGGCTGCGGACCGATGCTCGCATTCGTCCAGTTTAGAGACGTTGGGTTAAATATTCCGCCCGCGCCACCGTCAGATAAAACAATTGTGACATTGGCGCTATATTCGCCATTAAGATTTATGGAATAAGGCCCGGTCGGCGTGCCTGCGGAGGTTGTCTGCGACGAAGGTGTAAAAGTGAAATCGGTCGCGGTCGCGCTGTTCGTATCATCAAGAACAAGATTGTCGATGGTCGTCAGGCCAGTGTTAGCCGACCCCAATTGGTTGCGAAACCCGAAATAGCCCGCCGCAGTGATCGAAGAATCAGATACCGTTACATTCCAGCTGCCAGGTTCCGAAGTGCCAAATTGCCAGACTCGGAAATAGAGGTTAGCGCCGACAATTCGCGCTCGTATGCTGAGCTTTGTTCCGGCTGTTACGGTACCGAGATATCCTTGTCCGGCATAGGTACCAATTGCGATGTACGAGCCACTGACATTCTTAAAGAGCCGCGGCGTCGTATAATCGATGCCAGCATTAATGGCCCACATATAGTGGTTCTGCCCAGCTGCGTCCGAGCGCAAAATCGCCCCGACAAAACCATCTTGGACCCCAACATCGTATCGCAAGTCCATGTTTGCGATCGCCGCGAGGCCGGTCTCAAGAACAACCGCGCCATCATTGACCGAAGCCATGAGCGAGTTGGAGCCGGATATCGGGTTAGTCGCTGTGACGGCCCACGTATTGATGATATTGGCGAAGCCACTCGGGAGCGCGCCTACAGTTGTGGACTCAAAGTTCTGGGTATAAACAATCGTCATATTTATCCCTCAAACTCTTGATATATTTTGTATATTAAGACTTAGGCGTACGTCGCTATTTTGATCGCAAGCGAAGCAGCATATCAGCTCGCCGTGAGCTGGCATAAACACACCGACCATCGCTAGGTGGCTCTTGATAGCCTCGCTCGTGTTGAACGCGACCGGGTCAGTGCCTCTGATTTATCGAGGCGGAAACGCCATTTGCAGGCTGTTCGGATGGAAGGCGTAAAACGAAAGATGTAACGAAAGGGTCAACTTTATCGCTTGGCAGCAGTTTAGACCACGACCGATGATCGCGACTTTCCTATACTCGCCGCCCAACGCTTCGAAGTTATCCGTCCCCACTCTTCGATATACTTATACGTCAAACTCGAAACGCCGATCGTGATCAGTACGGTGCCGACAACATAAAGAACCAAGACCGGTGTAACACTCAAAGAGGTGCGCATGACCAGAAAGCTGACGGCGTACAAAACTGGCAGATGCACCAGATAGACCGAAAACGAAATCTTTCCCAAAAAGTATATCGGCCGGGACTCAAGAAATCGCAATAGATTTCCATTATTGGCTGCTATACCCAAAATTAAAATCGCGAGCAATGACACAACAATTCTGTCGCTAATATTTGAAATTATTGCGCCGATTGTAATGGCGCTCAGAATCGAAAGTGCCGTTCCAGATAGGTAACTACCGGTGTTTCGCCACCGAAACAACAAAACGCCGATGACGAACTCCGAGAAACACCGATAAAATGGCGTGGCCGAATTCGCCATCGAAAGGTCCAAAACTCCATCGTGTTGAACCGCGATAGCCATAATCGAACCATATGCGACAAGACCAATCACGACCGCAAAAAACCTATTCACCCGCAACGGAAACCAACCGGCGGCGGCAAGAAGCAAGTTGGCTAGCAATTCGACGCTGATCGTCCACGAGGGGCCGTTGATCGATCGCAATGGCACCGTAACACCGGGCCAATTCTGCACAAGCGAGCCTTCAACAATGATGCGCCGCCACGAATGCGGATTGCCTAATAGCCACGCCGCGATCAGGCAGACAATGATCACCGCCAGATGAAGCGGATACATTCGTCCAACCCGCATTACCGCAAAGCGACAAACATTCCGCAGGTTATAGTCGCGACCGCCATATGCGCCAGCCAGCACAAAACCGCTCAGAAGGAAAAAGAAATCGACGCCCAGATAACCGCGCAGCAGGATTCCGAAAGGGTCCGGCATTGGAACGGGGTGCAACGAGCGAAGATGATACCCCAAAACCCACAGCGCGAATATTCCGCGCATTGCGGTTAGGGATTTGATTTCCTGCATTCGCATGGATTACCACGGCGACCGGCGGGTCGCTATCGTGGATTGCGGCGGCGGTCGCGGCATATCGGCGTTATCGCATGCGCCCGGCGCGGTCGCGGTAGAAATCGAGCAGGCCGGTGTCGGCGGGTTCTAGCTTCAATTCGGTGACGGCCCAGACCAGCGCGTCGACGCGGTCGGGAGAGCCCTCGCCGGAGGTTGGGGACCAGTTGCACATCTGATCCTCCAGCGTCGGAAATGCGCCGGCGTGCTTGACGCGGCTTTGTTCGTAGAGGGCCGAGACCGGTTCGGCGCGGGTTCGCTTGCCTTTCGAGGCGGTCACGCCCTTATAGGCGATGTTGGGATCGACCGTGCGCAGCATGATCGCGACCATATCGCCGCCGTTGTTGGTTTCGCCGACGATGCGGTCGGCCTTGTGATCAGCATAAAGGTTGACGGCGCGGCGACCCCATTCATCCGGCGTGAAGCGGCCGGAGGCGTCGGCCAGTACATAGACCATGCCGTCGATGCCCAGCCCCGCGACCACGATGCCGGTTTCGTCGGAGTCCCGGCCGGCGGTGACGGCGGGGTCGATGGCGACGACAATGCGCTTCATCTGCGGCATGTCATCCCGCGCGACGCGGGCGGATTCGATGACGGCGCGCGTCCACAGCGCGCCGTCGGCCTGGTCCAGCAGCTCGGCCTCGATCTCCTGCCGGCCGAGGCGAGTGCCCTGGTATTTGGCGAGGATGACCGTCATGAAGGACGGAGCGAGGTTTTCCTGGTTGGCGAAGGTCGAGCCCCTGGTCAGAACGGTGGTCGGCGCGGCCGCCAGATCGCGGATCAGCCGGGTGGGCTTGGGCGTGGTGGTGACCACCACGCGGGGGCGTTCACCCAGGCGTAGACCGAACATCAGCATGTCCCAGGCGTGGGAATAGCGCCAGGACGACAGCTCGTCACACCAGGCGAAATCATGCTGCGGCCCGCGCAAACGCTCGGGCTCGTCGGCGGAATAGCATTCGGCGACGGCGCCGTTCGGCCAGGTCAGCCGCCGCTTGGACGGCTCATATATCGGTTGGCACCAGGGCGGCGAGACGGCCAGGATGCCGCTTTCGCCCTCGACCATCACGTTGCGCACATCGGCGGCGGTGGGCGCCACCAGGGCGATGCGCCGGGCGCGGCCGGCCTCGACCTCAGCGCCGACCGTTTGCGCGCCGGTGCGGGTTTTGCCGAAACCGCGGCCGGCGAGCAGCAGCCAAACCAGCCACGTGTCAGAGTCCGGCGGCAACTGCTCGCGCCGGGCGCGCCATTTCGACCAGTTCCAAAACAGCCGCAGCTTGTCTTCATAAGTCGGGGCCATCCGGCGCACCGAGGGCAGCCGTTCGTTTTCGGGCTGCGATGCGATCAAGCTCATCGGTGATTCGCCGCTCAAGTTCGGCCTCATCGGTGGGGCTGTGGGCAATGGCTTTATGGGCGCTGGGGACGGTCATGTCGAAATTCTTTCGTTCCCGGTCCATCAGCAGGCATGCGACCCGGCAGACCGAGGCGAAACCGGCGATCAACCCGCCGCCGCCCAGCAGTCGGCCGAGGCTGCCGTCGTCCAGCGCGTCGATCATATGGCCCAGATGCCCGACCAGACACATGGCGGTGGCCCGCATGCCGGACAGATCGTCAAGATGCACCGCGGCCAGGCCATCGGCGGCGATCCGGCTTTGCTGCACGCTGCGCGCGTCCGGCGCACGACCGTGGGTCTGGCTGGATGTGCCGACCAT